ATGATAAATTTTTTATTGACGCTAAATCTAAAAGATTAGTCATAAATAAAGGGTTAAAATCACCGGCTTCTTTATTGGATAGGATTGTTAAATATACTAAAAAAGGATATAGGATTTCTAAAGAAGCACAAAAAGACGCTTTAATATTTTTATCTAAAGTGACTGAACAGGAAATTAATGATGTTACATTAACAATGTACTAATTATTTCAATCTAACTACTATATCAATAGAAGGGTTTAATATTTGTAAGATTTGATTATCATCTGCAAGTATTACCTCTTCTGTTATTTGTATTTCACCATCAGAAGCCACAGTTTGAACTGATGTGTTTTGTGAATAAATACCACCCACTTTATTATATACTTTAAGTGATGTTAAGTTTAACACACCCGGTGTATTCATAATAGCATTTTTCACTGTGCCTAAAAAAACATCATCACCTAAAGCAAGTTTAGACTTATCAAAAATATTTGATATGCTTGTTACAACCGCTGTTGATAAATCGGTTGGTGAGTATTGTTTATTATATTGAATATCTAACACAAAACCAATATTTACTACTTGGGCTGGTTGAACCACAACGTAATCATTTATCATTCTATATTGTGATAAGTAAGTTGAAATATTATTCGCAATATTAGAGTTAATATCACTTGTTAAATTACCATTTACGTCAGTAGTAAGGATATTTACATTTATCTTATTACCTGTTTTAGTAACACTTACTTTAGAAGGTGCTCCAAACTTACCTGGCATTTTAAATATTTGTGACTCATAATCCTCAAGTGTAACACATCTTTCTTGTGACGCAAAATTAAACCCAATATAATTTCTTGCTTCTTCTATTGTAGGTTGATTTGCTCCACCTAATGAAGAAGTAACATTTGTCGCTCTCAATGAATTGATAACTGCTGTATTAATTGTTGAATTTGGACCTGTAACAACAAGATTAGAAGATGTAATTCTTGTAAGGGTGTTAGGGTTAAGGATTGATTGTTGTCCTCCACCAACTCTATATTTAACAAATATTGTTGTATTTGCTTTTGGTGCTAAACCTAAAACAGGGTTATTAGTAATTTCGTTATAATCAATATTGAACTCGTTTAGTGTGAATTGTGTGATTGCGTCATTATCTGTTTCAGAACCACCAAAAGTGACAACCATAAAGTTTTCTGGTGTATATTCCGTAATAAACTTTTTATTTGTTTTAGTCCATTTACCTTGTCTGATTCCATCTACAACAGGTAGGTTAGGATCTTCAATATAAACGCTTTGTTGAGCTAAAGCATCTACTTCAAACCATCTTTGATTATTGTCAAAAAATACTGAATCTTCAGGTATAGTGGTAATCGCTGTTCCATCTTGAACTACAATTGAACTAATAGAAAGAACATTTCTTTCAGGTAGAATAATTTGATAGAATGGTTTAACATTATTTGTATTTACAATTTGTCTAAGTGTTCTTGTTTCACCATTAACAACAACCTCAGTTTTAATAATTTGATATGAAACAACTCGATTATTTGCATCAAATATTGGTAATTTTAATCTATTTTGATAACCATTTGAGTTAATCGTTGAAGAAAAATCAATATCAGTTAAGGTTTCAAATACTTGACCACCACCACTAATTTTAGTACCTGCTTTAAGGATACCTAAATAATTCACATCTTCTTTATCACCATCAACAGGAACATTAATACTGAATTGACATACCGCAACAGATGGTCTATTTCCTGGTATTTTCAATCCATAGGTTCTTGCTATGTTATAGATTGAATTAGTTTGTTGTGCGAATTGTAAATAGGTTTCTTGGATACTTCTATCAATGTGGAAGTTTAAGTTATCTGCAACCGCTGCGTTGATATCTACCAATACGGAGAATAAACCAGCGTCACCAAAGTTGGTAATTAAATCTGGATAGTATGTTTGAACATAACCAATAAGTTCATTTCTTAAACCTGTAAATTCACGTTCTGCGTATGATATTTTTCTTTCTGCCATTATAGTGTAATATTAATTGTATCTTGTTTTCCAAATATTGAGCCATTATTAATGTATTTAATTTCAAGATTGGCTTTTCTTTCGTTATTTGAATCTATGTTTATTATTATATCGGTTATTTGTAATTGTGGGAAGTATTTTGTAACCGCAGTTTTTACTTCTTCTTTCATTGCATCATAAGTGGTATTATCATTTGGGTTAAAAATAAAGTTCCTAAGATTTGTCCCAAAATCAGGTAAATAATATCTTTCACCTTTATTAGTTAATAATAAATGTGTCAATGATGAACGTATTTCATCATTAGTTGTTGTTGTTTGTTTAACAAATTCAGTATCACTTTCTGTGAATGGAAAAAATATACCAATACTAGCCATATTTAAATAAATAGATTACTTTAGAATTTTTGAAAATCATTTATTTATTATATAAATGAATAAATATAGAATTAAAACTAAAATACTTCCTGAGCAAAATCAATACTTAAAAGTAAATATCCAACAAGATTTTGATGTGCTTGATATTTTAACTTTAAGCATTTATGGAACGGATGCGTATCCTAACCCTTGTGGGGATTGGGGTATTATTATGGGTAGAATTGTTGATAGTAATAATTTCCCAATGGAAAATGTTAAAGTTGGTTATGTATTACCATTAGATGATACTGATAAAAATGATATTACTATTAGTTCTATATATAATGATATTATGGGTAATAAATACCCTTTATTACCAAAATATAAGGTTAATAAAAATCATTATCCGGTTGGTGGATTTCCAAGTGAGGATGAAGTAATGGCTAATTCAGCGTTGGAGTATGTATATAAAAAATATTTTAAATTTGTAACATCAACTAATCAAAACGGTGATTATACCATTTTGGGTATTCCATTAGGTAAGGGTGGTTTATTAATGAATTTTGATAGTACTGATGCGGGTTCATTGAGTACAACACCAGTTCAACAATTAGCGACAGGAAATAAAGATAAGAAAAACTTTAAAAAGGATCAAAGATTAAATGGTTCTCCGATAAGTGCTAATAGTGGTGATCCTGTCACAGGTAATACTACCGGACAATCAGTTTCTTTGGGTAATATAACACAAATAGGTGAAGGTGGGACTGTGGTAACGGTTATAACCGGAGCAACCGCAACTGCTGTGGGTGGAGGAACAAACTTAGAAAATAAAGCCGGTGATACTATATCGGTAATACAAAAACAAATACCTAATGATGGTAGTGGTGTTGATAATACGGCAGGTGTTTTAATATCAAGATCAACAGATGTCCAAATTAAATCATTTTTTGGTGATTTTGATATATGTGAAATAGGTATAAATAGGTATGATTATAAATTAGATTATAGATACCAACCTTGTAATTACATTATTGGTTCATTTTACGCTGATTACTCAGTTTTTAATTCCGCAACACCAACATATAAGATAAATAGTATGGGTTTAGCGACATCTAAACAAAATATGGGTGGTAAAGTAGCATTTTTATTGGATGGAACAGATGAAACTGATCCTGATGTTTCGGCTGATGTTGCACCTGATGGAACATTTTATGCTGCGATACCTTGTAAGTGGGATAGATATAATATTGATGAAGAAGGTAATTGGTATAAAACAAATGATGATTTTACTAAGAACCCGACAGGTATTTTTACAAGAACACCTTATTGTTTAATGATATATATTAATAATAATGTTAGTGTAAATTTAGGTGATAGTAAAACTTATTCAAGGGCATCAGGTATAGGTTTTAACTTAAATAATAACGCTGATTTTGTGGAACAAATAGGTTATGACGGTTCAACCGGTATAACGACAGTTAATAGATTTAATATTAAATATAACGCTCAATACTATCCAGCATCACCATTCCCAAATGGGTATTATAATCCAATTAATACTAATTATTATCCTTACCCAAAAGAAGATGTTGGGACAAAGTATAGGAATGGTGCTGAATTAAATTGGGATTATACAAATAGAAGAAGTAATATCTATACAATAGCAAGTCAATGGACGAAGTATGGTTATTATTCGGCATTAAATGTTGAAAATAATGGTTTAAGTGGTGGGACAATATCGTATAGTAATATATTAACAAAGGGTAGATATGCTCCGATGCCAAATTGTTATTCAACAAAACCATTATCGGGTGATACACAACTTATCACTAATTTAACAACTAAAGGTTTGGCTTTACCTGGTGAGCAATTACCTTTAGACGATACTAATATAAATAATAGTTCTTGGTATGATTGGAATACTGATACTGGTGAATATCCTGATGGGACAATAGGTAATACTAGTAATCCATCAGTACCTACTGGTCAGGCTAGTGATAATAACCCTGATTTTAATTTCACTAATTTTAATCCGGATATTGGAATATGGTCAAATGATGGTGGTAATACAAATAGTGTTTTTGAAGTTAAAAGTGCTGGATTATATAACATAAAAGGTAGTTTTAGGATGATTGGGGATGTGATGGCTGCTTATAGCCCCGATGATGGTATGTTTGATGAAAGGGGTATATATATATCAATTGATTACTATTTTAATATTAAAAAATATTCTAATAATACTAATATAGATTTAGTTAAACCATTGAGAAAAAACTTTAATAATAATCAAGGAATACAATATGGGTTGGGAGATACATTTTCTTTTAATGAAACATTTTATTTAAAAGAAGGTGATTTAATTTATTTTCGGTTTTATACTTTCAACGCAACAAAACGTAAAAGTATGCGTTTAGAAAATGTTGATATTAATTTTTATAAAATACCGACAGGTAGAATATTTCCTTTAATTATTGGTAATATGTATTTACCAACATTTGAGGCTACTAAATATGACACGGTTTATTACCCTGTTGGACCTGGAAAAGATATTTTTGATACAAATAGTGGTGGATTTAACGCACCTAAATTAACTGAAATGGACTTAATGCTTTATCCAATAACAGATGAAATGTTTAATATAGTTGAACATACACAAATAAATAATCCATATGAAAATGGGACAATAAATTATTACTTCTTTTGTAATCAATATTGGAAATTAAGAGATTTTATATATAACGAAATAAACTAAAATGGAAAATAAGAAAATAT